AAAAGGCATAAAAAATAAGACGCTTCACCCTGCGTCTCACCGGGAGATAATTGGATCACCTATTCCTTCCCTTTGACTGCTGCCTTTGCTTCTCTCACTGCCTCAGCAACACCCTCACTGATCAGATGTGCCCCTCTGTTTTCTGTTACTTCCAGAACAGTTCCCTTCTCAACTACTTCTTTTAAGCAGATGTCGCTGTATCTTTTGATGCATTTCACTTTCATTCTCTTCACCTCCCCTCCGTTGCGCCGGCGCAATTACAGTTTAAAGCACATGTTCTGAAACTTCTTATAAGCATCAAGGTATAACTCGTGCTTATCTCCGTTATATGTCAGCTCATAATACATTCCATCCGGCACAGTCGTGCTCAGAAGTGCTTTACTGTTCTGTAATGTCTTACAACTCCATACCACGCACACATCCTGTACTGTAATCTGTTTTCCATCGGTCTTATCCATGTGTGAATTTGTATATTCAGCTACTTTTGCCTTACAAAGCCTTAAAAATTCTTCGTTTTCCATCCCTTACCTCCTACGCATGTTCAATTCTCGAAATTCCATACTCAACCGCACACTCATGTTCGATCTTACATCCTCTTGCTTTCTGCCAGTCTTTTGCAAAATAGGCAATATCAGCACCAGACAAAAGCTCCAACGATTTTCCAAGGAACCACAGAGGTTTTGCTCCTACCGGTGCTGACTGGAAGAAAGAATCAATAACCTCTACAGGTTCTCTCAACAACTCTTCTGCTGCTTTGATTGCCACCTTTCGCTCTGCAAGAATCTCCTCGTCTGCTTTGCCATTCATTGGCTGACTGATAAATAATTTCTTCATGTTCTTCGCCCTCTCTTTCTTAAAAATGGGTATAAAAAGACCACCTGCCATTTCTGACTGGTGGTATCAGTTGGTCTGATAATAAATATCATCCCTTATTGATTCAAGCATATATGTTTTTGCTGATGGCTCATGATGTGGATTCATCCAATATACCGACTCATCTTCCACGTACTCCATAAAATCAATTTTGGTATCCACATCTACTTCAAATACTCCATTGTTTTCATGACTCAGTACTCTCTGAACAAGTTCATTGTCAGGATACATTTCTTTAAGAAATTCAATTTGTTCATTCGTCAGTTCAAATCTTCGCATTTCCATTTCTTATTCTCCTCACATAATCTGAATCTGTTGGATTACATTGAATCAGAACTCCCGTATCTGGATCTACTGAAACTGTTCCGTTTCTGCCCATATATTTCTGACTTTTTTCTCCACCAGGATCCGTTCTCACAGGAAATACCTTCGCCGGTTTCTCCAGCGCATCCTTTATTCCTTCCACCGATACTCCCGATCGTGGTCGTCCAGTTTTAGGATCTTTCATGGTTCCGATCACTCTCTCCATGAAATGTTTACTCTGTCTGGTTACTGCCGTTCCCTCAGAAGTTTTGGCTCCAACAACTTTTTCATTGATTTCATCATAGATCTTCTGATAATTCTTAAAACCAGATAGTGGAGATATCATTCCATTCTTCACCGAACGAGCATAAGTCCTGAGCAATTCCCACTTCTCAGGTTCATTATACTTCATTTCCTGGAAGTCTGCAAAATGTTTCGGCATGTCTTTTCCAAGGAGTTCCCGGTACTGATCATACTGTTTCCTGTCTGATGCAACGTTCTTGACTGCCTTTTCCTGGGCTTCTGCTTTTGGATTTCCTTTGACGTATTTCTCATACCACTGTTTATAGGTCATATCCGCAGGAACCATCTCTGTACGCCCTGTTTCCGGGTTGTAGGCGCTTCTTTTCATGTTTCTGAGGATTTTATCATCTATGACAGAAATCGTTGTGGAGCGGCAATATGGATGCATGGGCGGATAGTTCACTCCGGCTTTCCGGTCTTTCACCGGAAAAACCTTTCCATCCAGTTCCCGACAGATCTCACTGGTACGAAGATCCAGCACTGCCACATAGCGATAATTCTTGATCCCGCAGTCAATATAACTCTGTGCAGTCAATTCTCCTGCCATGTAACAGGATTCTGTTCTTACCAATCGCCTGGCCTGCTTTGCTCCCCCTCCGCACTGGGCCTGGATGGATTCCGCTGTTTCCCGGTCTGTCCGGCCGGTAAGGAGGCTGATCAGCAATTCATCCTTCAAGGAATCTGCAAGCTGCTGTGTGTTCTGCCAGATACGGTCTGAAAAATGTTTTCCGGACCATTTCATCTGCAGAGCCTGGTCGATCTGCTTCCTGCTTACATGAGAGAAACTGAATACCAGGCCAGTTTCTTTCTGCATATTGTAGATGGAATGATAATACGCTTTTTCTCCAAGCTGCTCCAGAAGTTTGGTATCGAACTGTTTCTCCTGCTGATACACCTGCTGCATCACTGCATCTACCTGTGTCATAAGATCCTGCAAGTGCTCCAGTCTTGCACGGTACGCCGGAGCTTCCAGCTGTTTCAGGATCTCACTGTCCCTTTTCCTGTTCTGGAGTTCCTGTTTCAGCTGATCAATGGAGTTTTTATCCTGGATGGAATTTATAATCTGCCAGGCTTCTGTTTCTGACAGACCATATTTTGTCATGAACTTTTCAAAGATATCTCTTGCGGCATATTCCAGTTGGAGAGAGGCTTTCCGGTATACTTTGGCAATGAAATCTGCTGTTTCTTCTGCATCCTCCATAAACTGATACATATCCCAGGCAGATCTCTGTTCCCAGTATTTCCTACTCATTTACCTTTTCCTTGTCATCCGGATCCTGCTCCGGTGGCGTATTGTCCTGCAGTCCAAAGACTTCCTGCTGCCGCTTCAGATTCTCTTCTTCCTCTGCTTCCAGGGCTTTCAGTTCCTCATCCACATCCTCCACAAACGGGACCTGGGAAAGCAAGGTCTTACGGCTTACCTTTCCCCACAGATTTGCCACAATCTGGGATATCTCCAGGAGATTTTTCGGCAATGCTCTGGTGAACGTCATCGTGATCCCGGATGAATCGATGCTGATCCCATGCAAAGCCAGATAGTTACAGAATATCCGAACTCTTTTTCTCAGACCTTTTTTATAATATCTGGTCTTGATCTTTGTGATATTTTCCATGCCCAGGAGCTTAAATTCCATAGCCACACCACTGACGTTCCCTCCGAAGCTTTCATCTGACATACAGGGAATATGGGAAAACTTATGGATATCCTGCTCAATGGCTTTCTTAAGGATCTCCACACCGTTTTCATCAAAAGTCCTGGTCAGATACTCTGCTTTGGCTGTGTCCGGCATCTCAAGAACCTTGTACTTTTTAAGACGGGCTTTGGCCTTTCGGATGCTCTCGTCTTCATCCTCAGTGTTCGGTTCGTCCTCATCGGTCAGCAATGTTCCATAGATAGCCAGGATCGCATCAATAAACTGCTCCTTATCGGTCACACGATCGCTCATCAGCGCATTGTATGCATCGATCAGTGGGATCTGCAGTTCAAAATCTCCGATGGCCAGTTTATTGTTCAGGTATTCAATGATCGGGATCTCACCAAGATAATGGGGCACCGCCGGCTCTGTGGTTGCCTGGATCGTATTGTTGTTCTCGATGTCCAGCTCGTACTTATAGTTTGTGGTCACTACTGTGGCCATATAGTGGTCCGGAAGCTTCCCGGAATCATCTTCCCGGATATAATAATAGACAGCAAAGAGTTCGTTTTCCTCTATGCTGTCATCTTTTACCATGAAGGTATTTTCCGCAGACAGGTTCTTGGTCTGCAGGTTGTTCTCGTTTTCCTTCACATAGACATATTCGTAAGCCAGGCCGTAGATGGATGCCTCCAGACCGTTGTCTCCGTCTGTCTCATCTGCTCCGGCCAGCTCCAGTGCGTCTGTGAGGGCCTTGATGTCTCCCTCTGATTTGTACGTCACCGGATTGCCGATGAAATAGCTGCTGGCTGTATCAGAGATGTCTTTTGCATGATTGCACACCAGGCGGTTTTCCCGTTTGGTCTCATCCAGGATCTTGTGCTTTCCTTCGTAGTAGGACATATTCTTCTTCAGCCGGTCCACCTTACTGATGTGTTTGCTGATCAGCTGGCGGAGTATCTGTTTGTCTGGGTTTAACTCGTCAAAACTTTCTCTCGGTATTGTAAATGTGTATATTTTTCTCACCTCCTTATCTCTCGGAAACGTGCTGCTTTTCTGCCGATTATGGTGCTGCATAGGTAGCGTGTAGCGTCAAGACAATTATGCACAATAAAACCACCACAAACACTAAAGTTGTGGTGGTTCTTAACTTCCATATTGTAAACGTCAGCTTTGCCTATTTTTTCTATACTTTTTATTCCTACAAATTGGACAGAATTTTGTTTTATTGTATTTATTTGCAGTATATTCACCTCCGCAGAAACTACAAATTTTCGTAATATTATCAACGCCTATTTTTCTTCTATATGCACTCTTACAATTATTACAGCAAAATTTTGATTCAGTCTGTGGTGATTGAAATTCTTTTCCGCACATAAGGCAGTTGAATTTGTGTACTTGATGTAGTTTCTCTTTCATTTTTTCGTAATGCATTTTGTGCCATTCATGGCCAGCTTTACTACTGTGCCACTCCTTCGCTTTGATAGATGCTTTTTCTATATTTTTTCGTGCCCGATTTCTCTGCTCATCTGTCCACATTGAACCATGTAGTTTCTCATGCTCCGTAGCCAATAACAGTTTAAGGTTTTTGATATTATTATTACTTTTATCGCCATCTATGTGATGAATGTGATATCCTTTGGGAACTGGACCATTGAAATATTCCCAAACATACACATGCATCCGTTTTCTCTTTCCCTCGTCCGCTGTGGCACATAAATAATATCCAGTTTTATCATCACGTGTAAATCTTTTTCCATCAAAGAATTGAAATTTTTCAGGCATTTGCTTTTTCCCTCCGTTTCATTTCAGCTTTTGCAGCTTTCATTCCCTGAAGGTAACCAAATTTAAAACTACAACACATTAATTCATACGGATACTTTGAATAGGCACTATACAATTCTGTCATGTTTGAATTTGTCATATCATAATGCGGATCAATTTTCCCTATCATATCTTTCGTTTTTTTTAATTACATTTTTTACAGGCATAATAAAAACTCCTTTCAAATTTTGGTTCTTGAAAGAAGCTTCCATCTGCATTATAATATTTACAGAAGGAAACTTCTACATGCTATAAGGAATTCCAATCTTTGGTCGGGGCGGAATTCCTTATTTTTTTAATTCTTCGCTGATTTTTTCATCAAGCCATTCTTTTTTTGTAGTGTTCTTTTCTTTAAGTTTTTCTTCAAAACGCATCATTTTCTCTTTTTCTACCTCAACATGAAACGCTTTAAATTTTTCTCTGCGCTCTTTGAAATACTCAGCTCTGCTTTTCGCTTCTACTTATCCCACCTCCTCGTTGCATGTAACAATATTAGCATGTTACATGCAACAAGTCAAGCAGTAACTTTCAAAATCTTATCCGTTGCTTTAAGATGCTTTAACGCAACCCAACCTCTTTGCGTATACACAAGATGATCTGCTGTCATTTTTATACTGTTCCCATCTTCCAACGTAAGTTTATAAATATCTGCATTTTTTCTTGTCTTTCGTACATTGTAAAATGTAGATATTGCCTTCTTTCTTCGTTTTACATCATAGCAGTACACCTTTCCCTTCTTTCCAACTAATTTTTCTATTGGAATCTTTCCTTTTACCGTATCTATCAATGTATCTCCGGTGAGACAATGGTCCCACTGTTTCACCGGTTTGTCTTCTCCTCTCTCCAGAGCTTTCTCATCCCAGATGTAAGAAGCAAATTCTTTTATGGTTTCTTTACAGGAAGAAGCAAAGACAATCTTCTGCAGGTTCAGAAGCATTCCAACCAGCCGGATTCCATCCAGAACGTCATTGTCGGCTTTCAGAACCTTGTATCCCCGCTTCCGGAGTTCTGCAATAAAAGAAGCGGCCGACGGATCCACGATGATTGCTTTGATCCTGGTTCCATCCAGCCACTCTTTCAGGTCATCTGCATATTCAGAATCTGTTTTCTGTTTACCTTTGTCTCTTCCGGAATAGTAATACTCCCGGATGCAGTACCATTTTCCGTTGGTTCCTTTGTTCCACAGTAGGAATACTGTGGCGTTTTGTGTACCATAATCACAGGAAACATACCGGTTCCCGTTGATCAACAACTGATAGAAATCTTTGATATCCTGGACATGTTTGTCCTCATCAAACATGTCGTAGATGATTCCCTCTGCTGCCGCCCACAGTCCCATAATGTAACGTTTAAAGAATACTCCAACGTACATACTCCTGTATCTGGCTTTGATCTCTTCATCCAGGGACAAGTTATCGTCCATAGTGAAGTGGAGATACAGAATATCTTTCAGACCGGGATCTTTCCCCTCCGCGGCCGCCTGCTGCCTGATACGCTCTGTTTCTTCTTTTCCCAGATATCCGATGGATTTATCTATCCAGTTCTGTTTGAACCAGTGATACGGGCCATCCGGATTACAGTTAAACCAGAATTTTGAACCTTTCACAGAGCATCGGCCTGTTGCCTGGTTCACAAAGGATTCCGGCATCAGGGCAACTTCGTCAAAGAACACTCCTGCCAGCGTGATTCCCTGGATCAGATCCTGAGATCTTTCATCCTTGCCGCCGAATATGTAGAAGTAGTTTTCTTTTCCGTCTTTTCGGATGGTTAGAAGGTTGTCTGCCCTGTGATCCGTGATGGAATATCCTCTTGATCGAAGCATCAGTTTCAACCAGAACAGAACATTTCTCCGGAAGGATCCTATGGTCTTTCCGCACATGGCAAAGTTCTGGCCAGTGAATGTACTCATGGCCCACATAACGAATGATAAAGACATGCTGATTGTTTTTCCTGATCGGATTGCTCCATCGGCAATAACTCCGTCCATATTATGAACCGGGGATTCTTTGCACCACCAGGTCAGGACCTGTTTCTGTTTTCTTGAGAACGGAGAAAAATGAAACGTCTGGCCTGTCTGTCTATTGGTTCTGTTGGATTTCATTTTCTGCAGCTTATCTTTCAGAGTTTTGAGTTTTTCATACATTCTCATCACCCCAGACATCTTGCGCTGTTGCATTCATTGCCTCCAGGAAACCATCATCTGTGATCTCTTCTGCCTGGTTATCCTGCTTCAGCATCTCAAATTCAAGCTGCATGGTTGCAAGTTCCAGCTTTGCATCGTCATAACCAAACTTATGCAGCATCTCGATAGCTTTCTGCTGCCGGGCCTGCACTCTGGTCAGAGCATCCTCTATGGCCTGGATCTGGCCAAGGATGCCTTCGTACTTTCGAAGTTCTGTTTGTTTTCCTTTTTCAATACCGGAAGTATATTCTGTTACAGACATTCCGCATGGTACCGAATCTTCTTCAGATCCTGTCTGTGCTTCCAGTTCACGAAGAGACTGGATTCTTTTCAGCATCCGGCGTTCCCTGACTGCAAGAAGCTGGATTTCTCTGAGAAGCAGCTGTTCTTTGTCTGGCCTGATCATCTCTGCCAACGTTCTTTCTTCAGGTTCCAGGGCATCAAAAAAGAGAGTTTCAAACTCTCCTGTCCTAACTGCATTCTTATTTCCCGGCGGGCCGGTTCCTCCATGTCCCTCCGCATTTTTATTTCCGGGCTGTCCGCCCTTCTTTTTCGCAACGTTGCGTTTATTCTTTTGCAACGTTGCATTATCCCATTTATATCTATTTTTCCAGCTTCGAATTGTCCCTACCGGGATTCCGAGCTTCTGAGAAACTTCAATTAATTTCGCTCCAGAAGCATATAGCTTTCTGGCCTCTTCTACTCTCTGATCTGGTGCTCTTGGCAAGCCTCACCACCTCTCATTCGTTTCGTTTTTGATATTTGTAAATTACAGTCCTACCGGCACCATAGTGACAGCCGATTGCTGCCACGCCGAAAGGAGGTGCGCTAACACTTACATACAGTGTAAATCCACGCGTAAAGTATGTATATGCTGGTGCCGTGCACGCTGTAGGAAAAATTGCATTAGAAAAGCAGCCCCGCAGGACTGCTATATATACACTGTCTTTAAATTGTTTTTAAGATTCCGATATTATTCTTTAAAATATTCCGGCATTCTTCCTGGTCAATTTCATTTCGTTTGAATTTTTCAAACAGTTTTAGCAACATATAAGTGTCAATAATTAAACTTTCATTTCTGATTGCCAAATTAACCTGCCGCTCATGTACAGGCTCTCTGTCTGCAACTGGTTTATTCTTCTGATGGTTCATAATCAATAATGCATGTACGTTTTCTGGTTGTATATCATTGTTATCCAAATATCCCTGATAGTGAACATCTAACTGTGATATATTTTCAGACTTAACATTATGGTTCACTCCCTTGATTTCTCCAATAAATACATCATTTCCGATTTCAGCTAAAAAGTCTTCATTCTTCTTATCCTCAAACTGAGAAAAGTCATAATCAAGTAACTGGCCTAAGATTTCAAGAACAACTTCTACCAACTCATCACCGGTCGTATATAAAATGGATTTATACCTGTTATTCTGATCCATTACTTTTTTTGCTTTATCAATTTCTTGCTCTGCCATCTGTATCTTTTCTCTGTTTTCTCGTATTAAGTCCAGCTGTTGAATATCATCAAACATTTGTACCTCCTCCATCCATGAAGGAATTTCAGTCTTATTAATAATAAGTTCAATTTTTTCCAAAAAATGTATAACTTGTATATAATTTCGTAAGTCCAATGTGCTTATATAAACTTTTCCCAATTTATAAGCTACATTTTTCCCACTACTTGATGTAACTAATCCATTATTTTCTGTCACAAAGAAAAAGCTCGCTTTAATTTTTTCTTTTCCAATAATTGAAATAGTGTTTTCATATACTAGTTTCGTCGTTGATAATTCCGAATATATTTCTCCAATATTATTCAATAGTTCAGGAATTATATCTTTTAATTCTATGTATGAATAATAATCGTGCACTGCATAATTATATCTATACGTCAGATTCTGTGGAAATAAAATAACGATTTTCGTTTTCTTGCAATTATTAATCATTTTTGATAAGCTTTTAAAATCGTTAATGGAATCAATTAGACTTATTGTACGTCCTTGTCTCTTCCACATATTTTCATCATTCAAATTTATGATATTAATCTCAAAATCATCTAAAGATTGTGCGTCATGTATTCTATTTATTACGACATTTGGTCCTTTTAAAGTCTCTACGTTTCTATTAAAAGTTAATATCTGAATCATCGTTATTCCTCCCACATACATTTTCTTTATGATACTATAAAACGCCCCGTATTTCTACAAGACGTTTTACAAAAAATGTATGATGTTAGGAATTTCTCTACAATAGAGAAATTGGAACGGATGGGTTCGAACCATCGACATACTGAATATAAACCAGCTGCTCTACCTCCCACTGAGCTACGTTCCAAAACTGCTGCCCGTGGGTTGGCAGCTAAATTCTTGAAAGGAGGATTCCATCTGCTTTTTCTGAAATCCATTGTAATAATATCACATATAAAGTGTGTCATTCTATGTCATCTTGAAATTGCAAAGAGCTGATGAATGAATTCTATGTATATGTTTCCAGCTATAGCTCATTCGTGCAGCTACTTCCTCCCACTTCAAACCTGTTATATACCGCAATCTCAGCACTTCCTGTTCATCTTCGTTTTCCATCTGTTTGATCTGTTTCTCGATTTTCTGATAACATCTGGCTTTTTCCAGGCGTTCTACCTTCAGGAGCTCGATCTGCTCATCCAGAATAGCTATGTAGTCTGACAGATCGGACTGGTTGCTGCCTTTTGGCATCCCGTCATTGGCCACGGAAGGAAACATCTTGTCTGACCTCAGTCGCTGGATCTCGTCAAGGATATCTTTTTCTCTTTTTACTGCCCTTCGGTAAGATCTCAGGTATTCCTTCTTTTCTTCGTTTTCTTTCTGGATTTCTGTTTCCAACGGTACCCTCCCCTTCTGATGCTTTTAGCCGGGAACGTGTATGCTCCCGGCTTTCTCTGTATTTTTATTTATCTGCTATCACGGCATCAGCTCCCTGTACTGTAACCCAGCCATTTTTATAACGAGCTTCTGCCTCCTTCATCTTGATCAGCTCGTCCGTAATGGATGCACTGAGTTCGTTATTCGCCTCTGCCTGTGCTTTTGCTTTAATCTTTGTGTTCTCAGCTTCTGCTGCTGCCTTGACCTTGGCTTTCTTTGCATCTGCTTCGGCCTTGGTCAACTCAATCTGGGCGTCCGCTTCTGCTTGAAGCTTTTCTGTCTCCTTCTGGACTTTTACTTTTTCCTGCTCTGCCTGCGCCTGCTGTTTTTCCTGCAGGGCGGTAACACGATTATCAATGGCCTGTTTTAGCTTTTTATCCGGATGCACATCCACGATGGAAGCATCCAGAACTTCAATGCCATACTTTTTGTGAAAATCCTTGTTAAGATATTCCGTGATGGCATTGTTCAGTTCGGATCTGTTTCCGGAATAGATATCCATCATAGAATAATCTGTCGTAATTTCGGAAATCTTTGATTTCAAGACAGTTTTCACACGGTTTTCGATGATATCCTCTCCGTCCATTCCTTTGAAACGCTTATATGTATCAATCACCGTGTCCGGATCGTATCGGTAACTCATCTGGAAAGATACTGCAATACTGGCATCGTCTGATGTGGCCACTTTAAAGGAATCATCCTCTTTACTGCCATCCCTCTTGTCCTTTGTGAGAACGAGGATTTCATTGCTGGTACTGAATTCCTTTACTTTGTTCATCGGTGCGATAAAATGCATCCCCGGGGTGAGTACTGTGTCCTGTACTCCATCTTTGTAGTTGTAGACGATACCAACTTTACCTGTGCCGATAAAATCCATTCTTGATACAGTGTATCCTCCGCCAAGAACTGCTACTGCTGCCACGATTCCGATAATAATCTTACTTTTCATTTTTGTTCTCCTTTTCTTTGATAGCTTCTTTTACTTTGTTGTATGTTTCATCTTCAATCTCGAATTTCTTCTGCTGCCGCCTGATCGACAGGATCACTCTGCTTCCAATCCAGGCCAGCACCAGGGCTGCGATTCCGAACACCATACCGGAACCAAGAAATATTACCCACATCATTCTCACCTCCTCTGTGGCCATTCACGACCTGTTTTTTTATCCCTCAGTCCTGTAATCTCTAATCCCAGCAGACCTGCTGTATTGTTCAGAACGCAAAAGGCATTATAGATGTGCGTCGGCATCCTCCCTGCTGACCGGACTGCCTTTCCAGCTGTAGGATCTGGATATCCTTCGTTGTTCTTATAACTCATTTCACACCTTCTTTCATTTCCGCAAGCCTTTCCTCTGCATCTTCCCGGCTAGAAAATATAATCTGCTTGACTTTACCGGCTTTTATGTAATGCAGTGTATTTCCTTCCAGGTATGGATAGTGTATCTCTTTCCAGTTTTCTGGAAGAAGATCTGATGCACCAGGGCAGTGCTGATACAGGATGCAACTGCTGCAGGTTCCATCCTCACTGGCCGGCTGGCTTTTACACCCCTGGATCAGTGTGTTGTACGCTGACAGCATCAGTTCTGGTGTGATATCCATCTTCTTCTCATGTCGCTTCATTCTGACCTTCTTTCCTGCTGCCCAGTGATGCTCACAGGAATCTTCGTCTTCTACAATAATCCCCTTGCGGTCGCAAAGACCATCATCGTTATTGATACAGGTTTTACATGTGTTTCCCATCATTTTCTCCTTTCTGCCATGATCCGGTTGAAATTCTCTACGTTTCTGGTGTCTATCAAGTATTTCTCTCTGTCTGGGATTTTCTCTGTGTAAATGCGTTTGTATGTTACTGCTCCGATACCGGTGTAATATTGGAATGCCCACGTCTGGAAGTTGCGTGGGAGCTTTACAAGCCGGTATCCACATTTTCTGTTGAACAGTTTCTTTTTCTGCCTCCTCTTCATTCTCCCCTCCCTGCTGCCCTCAGCATCCACTTCCGGTACCTGTCCCATTCTGCCAGGAGTTCAACATCTAAAACCTTGCTCAATTTGATATCCTCCGGAATGATCCGGTATTTCTTGTTCACTAAAGCAAAATTGGCTGCTGCCTGGGCTACATTATTCTTTGTACATCCGGTTTTCTCTGTGACCTGTCTGGCTATCAACAAGTCGTCAAATACTTGCTTCCCGTTCTGGTCTACTACCTTATACAGGTTCATCCTCTTTCTCATTGTTTTCCCCTATCTCTACCGAATCCAAATAATTCCGGCCGAATATCTCCATGAATTCTTTGTGACTGTGCTGCTTTTCAAATAGTCTCTGTCCTGTCCGCTGTAATTCGTGGCGGATCCGGGCGTTATTGTGTACGGCTTCCGGGCCGTAGATGTGATGATCGTGGCACAGGTATACTTTCAGACCATATTCCTCGGAGTTCTTCCGGTTCGGTCCTCCAAATATATGGTGCTCATCCAGGATCCTGTGTTCGTTCCAGTTATCGTGGAGTGTTACGCAGAGATAACAGGCCCTGCTGCTTTTATCGTGCAGGATGCTGGCCGGATGGCGCATTCTCTTTTTCTTACTTTTCTGTTTTGGAAATAACATTTCTGCCCCTTTCCGGGGAGGTCAGGGCCTCCCCTTATGTAGTTGTGATATATTTGGATTTTCAAAAACACCCTTTACTCAATCCATGGACGTCCTTTTTTGTCCACTTTTCCACACAGCCATTCTTCCCAGAAGCCAATCTCTCGTAACCTGGAGAATGGTATGCTTCCAAAGGTCCGCATTGCTGCTGCCACGTAATCCGCCCAGCCGTATAATGTGAGCGTTTCAAGATATTCTTTCCGGGTTATTGCTTTTTCCGGAATAGCTTCCGGAATAGTTTCATTGTTTTCCGGTACTGGGTCGGACTTCTGTTCTTCTTTATGGATCCCCGGTACAGAATCTTCTGGTTTCTTCGGGATATCTGGTTCTTGCACCGGTTCCGGCATATATTCCGGATGCTGATCGATACTGTCCTGTCCAGGGATCTGTTCTTCCGGTTGCGCCGGCGCAATCTCTGGTTTTTCCATCACCTTCTCCGCCGAAATATCCTCATGTACATTCCCGATGTTTTTACCGCTATGCTCTGGCATTTTCGGTTCCACAGGTTCTTCCTGCTTCTGGGCTGTTGTTCCCTCGTCCGGCAGTACCCCGAAGCATTTCTCCCAGGTATGGGCCCCTGCATCGTACTCATCGAACAGGCTATGCACAACATCGAGGAAATATCGATATGTGATATCCACCGGCGTCTCTCCGAACACCTTGACCATGATCCCTTTTGTTTCCTCGTAAAACATCAGATACACAGTGCCTTTCCGGTAACTCCTGCTGCCGGACGGGCTGATCATCTCTGCCAGGTCTTTTGGTTCCATAATTGAGCTGTACACTGCGTTGAGGATATCTTTATTCTCCCTGCAAAACTCCTGTATCGTTGCTTTCAGCTTTTCTTCCGGGCTTTTTGCATCCTTCCAGTCAAGCAGCCGGGCCGGATCTGCTTCATTTTCTTTTTCAAACCTCTGGAATTCTCTGATATCCTCCCTTTTCACTTCCGGCGTGAACATCTGCCGGTCTGCTTCCTGGACCTGCAGGAGTTCGGTCAGCTGCGAGAACTTAAATTCCCGGTACTGTTCTTTCAGTTCCGGTGTATCCCCGTCTGCAGAATATGTTTCATATACGGTCATAAAACGGCTGACACCGGTCCTGTTCATCCCATATTCTGCTGCCGCAAATTCGGCTATGCTGCTGTATCCGTCATTTTTATAAGCACCTGACCGGTCGATTCTGGTCAGCTGCCATCCGATCCGGACAAAGCTCTTTACGATACCCCCAAGATTATTTTTGATGTCGTTTTTACTCTGGATGTATTCATCCATGCTCAGCTGTACATATTCCATGCTTTCCTCCTTATGCGGTCACTGACTTTATCTGATCTTTTTCCTTTAATGCTTTTATGTATCTTCTCAGATGCCTTTCTATCCTGATTTCATCTGGCTTTGTATCTCGGATCCCATACCACTGCAGGATCTTTGTCCCGCAGATCTCTATTGTGATATACGGTGTTTCCGGCACTGACTTTGAACGCAGGAAAAGGATCGTGCTCCGGCCGGTGTTATGCTTATTCAGATAGCTGTCCCCGCCGACGCAATGATGGAGGATCCTTCCTTCTGCAACGATCTCTTCTGCTGATCTTGCCGGCCGTATCAGATAATCCTCGTCTTCGTAAAAATATTGATTTCTCAGACCCCTGTAGTTCTTTCGGATGTCCGGATATTTTTCGCTAACTGCCTGTTCTCTCTTGCGGATCTCTTCCGCATTTGTCTCAATGACCATCTGGTCATGGGCAAGCCTCAGGTCTCTCGGAAAAAGGAAAATCTGGTTATGCAGGTCATACCCCCTCTGTATCCGCATATGCAGATAATCCACATAAGTGCGGGTTACGCCGCTTACAGCACCTGCTGCCCTTCCACACATGAGTTCCTGCATAGTATCAGGGATCTCGCACCCGGAATACTGCTCTATCCTGTGCATGAATTTTGCTACTGTGGTATATTTCAATATTTCTTTCAGATCGTTCTGCCGTACCTGGCTTTCCGCAAGAAATACGCTTTCCTGTACTGTCAGGTGGAGTCCCATCCGCTTCTCCATCTGCCACATTTTCAGATAATCCAGATTCCCCTGCAAGGTCTTCAGGTCCCTGAGCCTTCTTTTGTAGATTCCAAGAAAGCATTCCGGCTTTACGGCATCCTTGTCTGCTATGATCCCGCAGTAGCCCGCTACTATGGATTCCGCTATATGATATAATCCCATTTTCACAAACATCTCTATCTGCGGCCATCGGATATATCTTTCGAGGTATTCTTTCAGGTTGTACATGGTCTTATGTTTTCCATACATCTCTGCTGCCGAATATCTCAGAAATGTGGTCCGGAGTTCTTTGTAGCTTTCCGGATATATCTTTGCTGCTTTGATCGAAATGTTGTTCATTCCGCACAAATTGCAGTCATCCCAGAATTCTCCGGAGTAAGAACTAAATTTATGATAATCTGTCTGTGGCCTTTTTCCTTTTTCCAGGTAAGTCCTTGCGATCTCAGTTATGATCATCTTTTCGCCTGCGCCTATCATGATCTCTTTTTCATCCAGGGAAGTATCCAGTCTGTATATTTTTTCTATCTCCACATATCTGATCACTGCTCCATCATCCTTATATCTCTGTGCAATAAAGCAGTTCATCCCATGCCCCCATACTCCTTTGGCCTTTCCCTGAGCCTTATACACCCCTGTAGCACCACAATGAGGGCACGTTCCCACCGAATCATGTTGCGGGACCGGGATTATCTTTTCAAACTGTCCCTCGTAGGTGTCTTTGCTTCTGACCGCTGCCTCCGTCACCTGTCCGCATGCAGAGCAGGTTATATCCGCATATCTTCCATGACGCTTGTAGTACAGGAAGTGTTCTGTTCCGATGCCTGTTTTTTTCGCCCAGTCTTCCAGTCCTTTCGGAAGCGGCGGGGTGTTCTGTTCCCGTTCTTTAAGCCTGTCCGCACGTTTGTCTTCCCTTTTCTGGACTCTTTGCGCTTTGATGTTATAGATCAGGCTCTGCAGGGCACCTACCCAGGTGGTGTATTTCCGTTCCCACGTATCTCCAGTAAACTTCCACACCATATCTCCCTGGGACCTAGCCATATAACACTTGTTGTCTCTTTTTTTGCAGTTACTGCCAATCTTTTCCCTTTCTTCATCCAGACCTGCTGCCGACCAGACCCCTGCATCCGGATAATACAAGCCCCAGTCCTTCTGGGTAAACACCATCCGGATCCACGGGGTCTGCAGCTCCCGTTTTTTGTTTTCGTAAACTTCAACAAACAGATGGCTCTCTCCACGGAGATCCTGGAAAAATGCAACTGCTGTGTTACGATACTGTTTGTCTGCCCTGACACCGCCCCGGAATGGAATCTTTTCTATCTCCTTTTTCTTCATTTCCTGCTGCCTCCCAGATAGTAATCACGGATCAGTTTTTTTGCGGTACCCATGTCCGGATCTCCGAAGGTCACTTTTCCGGCGTTGACTCCTGCAGCCTTTATGATCTCCTTGTCCACAGGTACCTGGTTCTTAAAGGCATACTTCAAGATCTCTGCGATGCACTGCTTCAGGCTCTTTCCTTTCTTGCGGACCTGGTGTGCGACCATCTCATCCTCCATACAGAGCCCCCGGATATACTCCACCCAGTCATTCATCAGACCGGCCAGTTTCAGAGATCCGCATTCCACATCCAGTTTCCCCATGGCGGCCGTCACAGCGTCACAAAGATACGGGATATCGCCGGACTGATACATCTCAACATAGTCTTCCGGGATGCCATTCTCCTGCGCCATCACTTTCAGGCTCTGGATATCTCCTTCATTCAGCAGGTTCTCTGCAAGCTCGTTGATCTCCCTGCAGCTGCTCATCTCTCCAAATTTTTCGAACATTTACATCTTCTCCCTTCATTTTTTTCATAGCTTCCTGAAGCCAGTTTGAGTAACTGTGCTTCCCGGCTTTTGCTGTTAATGTTAAGTGATGCTCTTCTATCAGCTCCCAGATCCTTTTCCAGAGTTCTGCATTCCCAATCCTGGTGCCTCTGGCATCTTCCCAATTGGCTGCTGCCATTTCCGGAAGTTTCCGGATACGGGATACCACATAAACATCTTCTGTATGGACGCAGACATTGCTTGTCTTTCTGATCCGCGATAATGCTGTCGCCAGGTTTTGAAGGGTTGCACTGTGGTATGTTCCAGAAATACATTGGAACCCTTCTGCTGTTTTAATTGCGCCGGCGCAAATCGTTTCCAGGATATATGCACATTTTCTCTCTGTATTCTTCTGGGCCTTGCTGTCTGCCTCCAGATATATGTCTACTTTCCACATGTCAATCCCTTCTATTCCCTGTTCTGACCAGTATGTAATGCCGGTATGCGTAGCCTGTCACCTTGTTTTTCCCATGTTTTACTGAACCAGGAACAATCGCCCATCCCTTTGGTGGTTTCGGATCTCTCGGTATCCCCTGCCTGTCCACCAAGCTCCGTTTTTTTATCTCTTCTTTCTCCGGATCCTTGCGGATCAGGTTTCTGGATGGGTGGTACCGTTTCAGGTCCTCTGGCTCATGTTCTTTCAACGGCTTGGTTATGTATTCTGCCAGTTCTCCGGAATCTACGTCATACACTCTCTTTGTCTGTGCATGGCCATGGTTCCATAACATTTCCACTAGAAGCCCTGTATCTGTCTCATTGTTTGATTTCCGGTTGACCAGGATATGTACGTGGGGTCCGCCCTGCTTTCCAATCTCCAGGCGGTATATGTACTTCAACTCCCATCCATATTTTTTATACCTGTCCCGAAGCTTCCGGATAAACTTTGACATATCTTTCTGCATCTGTTTCCAAGGTGGGCGTGATCCTTTCTTGTATGTCAGTGTGAACCAGTAATCTCCTATTCCGAAATTCCACTTGATCAGCCTGCGAACATCCCTTTCCCTTTTCCATTGATTTTGCTTTGCAATTTCTTCCGGGGTAGCTTTCTGTCTTTTCTGGCGTTTCTGTCCCCTGGCGCCATATCTTCCTGTATGTTTTTCTTCTACTTCTCTGGTGTTCCCACAGTCCCAGATCCATCTTATATATCCACACCTCATAAGCAATCCTTGTCCTATCTCTAATACGTTTAATCAAGCCTGCAAGGGGACTCGTACCCCAAAAATAAATACGGGCTTTTCACCCGTGCCGCTTGACTGTTCTCCTCCCAGATGCTATGATGATGTTGAACGTTTATATCTGGGATTTTTCCCTTTGCCAGCACACTGCTATGTGCTGGCATTTTTTATCTTCGTTTCTTATATCCCGTCCCGACCACGGCAACAAACGCCACCTGCCAGAACAGCCCTGCCATCAGGATCATCTCTGCCGGGCTTCTCCACTGCCAGAACGGCAGATTTGCCACCGGGAGGGCTATACACAGGGATATGATCGCATCTCGTTTCATTTCTTGCCTCTTTTCTTATGTTCCTCATCCACCAGAGGGTGGAGCTCTGCAAGTTCCTTCTACCCCACGGATTTTCTTATGTAATAATCATTCACTATCCGGGATACGTTATCTATAATCTTCTGGTTGTCTTCCGGAGTATTGTTCTTGCAGTAGTCGTCATGGATCCGGATTACTCCTCCGGATCCGTTTTTGATTTCTTTGATAACTGCCATCTGGTTCACCTCCTGTTTTATCGTATGAAGATTGTATTTGTTGTGTTTATAGAATTTTTACTACTTTGTCGAACGCTTTTTCTTGTGTTTTCAACAGTACGCTCCTATTCTGTATATACAGGGTGCTGGCACACCCGAGTACATATGAAAGGAGGATTGCAATTATGGCTCTTAATGACTCCAATAAAAATCAGCTTGCTGCAACATTTACTGAATTGGCTATCCAAAATGGTCTGATCAGAAAAACTACAACTTCAACCGGTAATGCTAAAGAAATAGCCTCTTTTTACAACACGATCGTTGAACATCTCGGTAAGTCAAGCAGCAAAGAATAATCAGTCTAAAACTCTTTCTTGAGTTTTTCCCTGGCAGACACCAGCTCTGCCAGGGCTTTTACTATGTCCGGTACAGTTTCAATACATATTGAAGTTTCAGCTTCTTTCTGAATCCTCTCGCATAAAGTTTCGATTGTTTTATCGACTTTTTCTATTACCATCTCGCTCACCTCCTGCTCTGACATAAATATTGACTTTCTATTGTTTCTCTCCTATTCTTTTCTTACAGGGCACTGGCATGCCCGAGTATCTCAAAAAGGAGAAAATATCATGCAATTAACGCCTGACTGTATACGTGATGTTTTACTTGAACTTGAAACATTTCATATGGGTGCGTACAAAGCTGATGAATTTCAAAACTCTATATCATCACATGATCGTGAACAAGTTTTGTATACCCTCATTAAATTGTTTGAGGGTGGCTATATCAACGCTCAATACGAACGATCACCTACTGGCCAGTTGATTACATTTCGAGTTTATGATATGACTTTTCAAGGACATGAGTTTCTTGAAAAAATTCGGTCAGATACCGTATGGAATCAAAAATTAAAACCTGTTTTTACAACCATCGGCTCCATGTCTTTGGATGTAATATCCAATGTAGCAAATAGTGTCATAACATCCCTCGTTTTAAAAAAGTTGAACTTATAATTTAAAAAGCTTTTTTGCTGCGAAACGGGTGCATTCTTCCAGATCCTGATTATCCGGAAGTCTGTATCCGTTTTTTTCAATATAATAGATAAGTGCTGCACAAGAAATGCTTCGAGTCAGCCACCCTACGGCGCATATCGCTGTTGATATAACAAAAACTGCTGTTATCACTTCTCTCACCTCCTAAGCTGATTCTTTATGTTCTGGATTATTGAAATATTTTTCACATAATGTTAAAATATTTTCATAAACCCAAATACGGGCAATGAAAGGAGCGGTTTATTTTGGCCAAACTTTTGACTTTGCCCTGTTCCCTTTATAAGGTTTGCCGTAGTGGTTCCCAAGACACTTTAAACTGGGTAAGTGTTTTTTATAGGTATTAAGTAGAGACACTACTATAAAAACCGTGATACTTATAAAAAATCCCTTATATTCGTCAACTAATGGGCTGCTAATCTTTTTTACTTAATTGCAGAACTAAAACTGCATAAGTGGCGAAGTATTTCATAGAAACGCTTGGCGCCGCAGGTGTGACTGAACATGTATGTAATGGTCTGGGGCTTCTGCAATGGACTGGGGCTTAAGTGAACAGTCTGCAAAATACATAGGGTGAACAAATTTAGGCAAAAGCTGATGGGACGGCGCTCCTGTCAGCTTTTTGTTATTCGTTCCATCTAAACCGCCTTTCTCTGATCGTCTGAAAAAATAATCGGATTAACACCAAGGTGATTGCACAGGATCAGAAATTCATCTACCCGCAAATCTCGATTTCTTTTTTCATTGAAAAGACTGTCGTACAATGCCATGTACGGAATATGAGTTTTTCTTGATATATCTGACAGGTTAAAGCCTTTATGTCTGATATACTCAGAAACTCTTTTTGTTGCTCCATCCATTTTTCCACCTCTTTTCTAAGTTTCTAAGAACTTGTTTGTATGATATTCTATTTTTCTCAGAATGTCAATGCTTTTTTCTAATATTCTTAGAAATTTTATTGACATGTTAAAAACTTAATGGTATATTCGAGATATAAATAGAAGTGAGAGGAGCATCCATGAAAGGTTCTATTGGTGAAAATTTAAAAAAATGTAGAGTTGATGCCAAAAAGTCGGTAAAAGAAATTTCTGATTTATTAAAATCCAAAGGCTTTAAAGCATCCGAAAAAACTATTTACAGCTGGGAAAGTGGGAACAGTCAGCCAAGCCCTGATGCTTTTCTCATTATGTGTAAAGCTTATAATATATCTGATATATTAAAAACTTTTGGATACGTTAATTCTCCAGCACACAAAGAAGATTTCATTTCTAATGATAATCGTGATTTTATAAAAAAATACCGTGAGCTCGACACTCACGGTAAAGATATGGTCGATACTGTCCTCCAGAAAGAATATGACCGCATTATTGAATTGCATGATTCTGTATCAGAAGAACCGTCCAAAGCCCCTGATAATATCATCACTGTAAATCCACTCTCCCCCCAGCAGATGGAGGAAGCTCTCATCCCCAACGCCGCTCATGCTTTTAACCCGACTGAGGAAGAAAAGAAACATGCGGATGATATTATGATGGACGATAAAGAATGGACGTAAACATTCTTAAATAAAATATATCAATATTTTTTTAGTATTGAATACTTGACAAAGCTTTTGCATATGTTATAATGTCACTAATTAGTGAATGACTGCTGGGCGGTCGCGAAAGAGCTTTGGAATTGTATTCCAGAGCTCTTTTTGCATTATTTTGGAGGATACTTATGGATAAAGATACCATTTTCTACGCAACAGTAGATGAACAGATTGAAAAATTAAAAAAGCAAGGACTGATTATTAATAGTCTCGATTTTGCCCGTTCTGAACTTGCATTATATGGCTATTCAAATTTAATTAAAAGTTATCGTGATCCTTACACGATTATGTCTGAAGGTTCTAAAAGATATCGATCAGGTGTTACTTTTGAACAGATTCAGTCTTTATATATACTGGACAAAAACCTTAGAAATGCAGTTATGGCTTCCATGCTCGACTTAGAAGAATACGTTAAAGAGGCCGCTGCCGATGTTATCGCTTATAAATACGGAACAAATCAAGACAATTATCTTCAATACCGTAATTACGTCAACAAAAAGAAAAGAAAGCAACGTTTTACTTTACCTGCAATCCTTGATACATTGAAAAAAACTTTAAACACTGACAAGAATCCTATTGCACATTACTCTCAAAAATATGGTGTAGTACCGCCCTGGATTCTATTTAAAAGCGTGTATTTTAGCACTATTGTAAATTTTATAAATTTATTTAAACACGAAGAACAGCTCGCCCTTGCACAGAAAATGTATGATACCAATACTTTTAACATTCCTGATACTGCACTTATTTCCTTAATGATGGACACCTTGTTTATCTGTATTGAATATCGAAATTTGTCAGCACATGGTGGTCGAATATATAATCATGAATGCAGTAGCAGGCTACGTCCTCCTGCCGAGACAAACAATCTTCATGGTTTTAGTCAATTACTATTTCTGTTAAATATGTTAAGATACCGGCAACCATTTGAACATTTAAGTGAAGCTCTAAATCTGCAACTAAGTCGCCACTGTTCTATGTATCCCGAAGATATAACTTATCTTGGTCAGATATTAAACATAAATATAATTCAACGAACTCCTGTCTGGATTTCGTCCCAAAGCAATAAATATCATATGGATCAACATTGTTGTGGCATAAAAAATCCTATTGAGTTGGAACTTTCCGATGCTCAAAAACAAGGATTGCAACCTTGTAAAAAATGTTGCCATAAAGATATTTAAGTTTACATAAACTTCTTACTAAAAATTCGTAAAGGAGTGATCCTGTTGACTTACGAAGAATTATTGACTTTATCCGACTCAAAAAATCTAGTTGTTAAAGAAAAAAATATTCCTGGTTACGGCGGCCGGTTATATAAAAACCGAATTGCTATCAATCGTTCTCTTCCTACCCAGGCCGAGAAGTCCTGTGTGCTGGCCGAAGAGATCGGGCATCACTGCACCACTACCGGAAACATCCTGGATCAGAGCGACACCATGAACCGGAAACAGGAATACCGCGCCCGGCTCTATGGCTATAATCTCCGCGTGGGGCTGATCGGTATCATTGAAGCCTACAAAGCCTGCTGCCGGAATCTACATGAGATGGCTGAGCATCTGGATGTACCGGATGATTATCTGGCAGACGTGATCGACTGCTACCGTTCCAAATACGGGCAGTATGTTGCTGTGGATAATTATATGATCTATTTTATTCCGCAGCTGGCTGTGATGAAAATCAACAATTTATAAAGGAGGTTTATATATTTGATTAAATTTGCTTGACACAATAAACTAATAATGGTAAGATGAATTCCAGCAGAAATGGTCGTTGTAGAGATGACTAGCGAAAATCCCTCTTACCGTTATTCGGAAGGAGGGATTTTTTCTTTGTTTAGATAAACTAATTACTCAAAAATTTGATTAATGAAAAACCGCCCTTGTGCTACCAACACAAGGACGATCATGAGGGTTTTTACACCCCTCTCCATATTGCAAGACTCGCTACCAACGAACCTTGCGCCCGTAATCAATACGGACACTCATTTCAAGACTACTGCTCCGAAGAATACAGTAATACGCTCATATAATATTGTATCATCTTCGGAGCGGCTGCACAATCAGAACATTTGTGTGGTCGTTATTTTTGTACCCATTTTTACATATTTTAAACCGAGGTGATATTATGGAACTTTTAAATGTATGTATCTACCTGCGTAAGTCCCGTGCTGATCGGGAGGCTGAAGCCAGGGGCGAAGGTGAAACTCTTGCACGCCATGAGCGAATCCTGTTGGATCTTGCTAAAAAACGTGGCTATAATGTAGGCGCAATTTATAAAGAGATTGTTTCCGGTGAGACAATTTCTGCCCGACCTGTTATGCAACAGGTTCTCCGCGAAGTTGAATCTGGTATGTGGGATGGTGTTCTGGTCGTTGAAGTAGAGCGTCTGGCCAGGGGCGATACTATAGATCAGGGTGTTGTTGCCAGAGCCTTCCGATATTCTGAAACACTGATTATTACTCCGCTCAAAACTTATGATCCAAACAATGAATATGACGAAGAATATTTCGAATTTGGCCTTTTTATGTCTCGGCGAGAATATAAAACCATTCGCCGCCGTCTTACTGCAGGTCGTGAATCTTCTGCAAAAGAGGGGAAATATTGTGGCAGTAAACCGCCTTACGGATATTCCCGTGTAAAACTTGTTAGTGAAAAAGGATGGACACTGCAGCCTGTTCCTGATCAGGCAGAGATCGTTAAGCTCATATTCAATTTGTATGTCCACGGAGTGGCAGGTGAGCGAATTGGAATGGCTAAGATCTGCCGTAAATTAAATGATTCCGGAATTAAAACCATGGATGGTGGTTTATGGACCGTCCCTCGTGTGCAGGCAATTCTTAGAAATCCAGTGTATGCAGGAATGATACGCTGGAACAGCCGAAAGGCTGTAAAGCATATACAAGATGGGCAAATAACCATCTCTCGCCCTTTTGCTAAGGATTATATTCTTGTTGAAGGCAGACATCCTGCTATTGTATCAAAGGAACTTTTTCAGCAAGCCCAAGATATCGTGAATCAAAATCCTGCACGACCGCTCAATTCTCTGCATGTACTCCGCAATCCACTTGCCGGTATTATTCGTTGTGGAAAATGTGGCTATGTTATGACCCGTAAAGCACCAAGCGGCAGACAGGTTGATCTGCTTCGATGTCCATACAGTTCCTGCAACAATGTAAGTAGTAAGCTCCCTCTTGTTGAAAAAGCTCTTCTTGACGGAATCCAGGAACTTGTAGATGGCTACAAGTTAAATAGCAATTTTTCTGATCAGGAATATTCTCTTTCTATTTCCGAGAAAGAAGAAATGATCCGGGGAAAATTAAAAGAAATTGATGTTTTGAGGAAGAAAAAAGAAAAGCAATATGATCTTCTTGAACAGGGAATTTACTCCACGGAAGAATTTCTTGAACGCTCCCGTGCTACTGCTGCCGAGCTGTCTGCCTGCGATGCAGTAATTCTTTCTCTGAAGCAAGAAATTGAACATGAACAGGAACTTCAGTTTCAACGTTCCTCTTTTATTCCCAAGTGCGAGGATCTTCTCGCAAATTACTGGACGTGGGATACCTCTACAAAGAATCGATTTCTCCGTGAATTGATAGAAAAGGCTGTTTATACTAAAAACGCAAAAAATACATGGAAAAATGGCGATGACATCTCTTTTACTTTAGATATTTATCCGAAAATCCAGCAAAAGTAAGTGTGGGTAGCCTTTATGCACCCACACATTGGCACATAAATGATGATACAATATCCGTCCGGCAGTGGGTACCTGCCGGACTTTTTTATAATAGGAAGTTATTTTGTGTTTGCCTTCACATGTTCGATCACCTTTTTCCAGGAATCAATACCGCAGGTTCCATTTGCCTTTACGCCTGTGTTTTTCTGGAAAACTTTCAGGGATGTTTCTGTATCATCTCCGAAACGGCCATCCACGGTAACACCAAGTACAGACTGCAGCACGGAAACTGCAACGCCGGAATTCCCTTTTCGGATGATCGGAAGCTGTGCCTCAAACTTTCCTGTCAGAACTACTGCCTTTTTTGAAGTTTGTACCGGATACACTGCTTTTCCGTTCCAGTCATAGATGGTGTATCCCTGTTTCCACTCTTTCTTTGCATTCTCAAGGCTCTTGTATGCTCCGATCTGGCTCTTGCTGTCAGCCCAGGACTTTCTTGTGCGATAATACTTATCTACCGTCGGTGTGTCGGTCTTAGCTCCGATCAGCTGCTTGAACCGGTTCCAGTCACCTTTTGCACGGATTGCTGACGGGCAGTTCTTTGCACATACATCATAATGCTGCACAACTCTGTCTGCCGGGATTCCCAGCTGTTTCATAAGCTGTTTGCACACCTGGACTGTATTCTGGAAAGCTTTCTCGTAGTTATAGCCCGCCTGAACGCACATCTCGATTCCTACTGAATTTCTGTTGTTGACAGTACCGAACAGCCGACCGCCGTAGTTGACGCCCACGTGCCATGCTCCACGGTTGTATGGAAGCGCCTGATACGCTTCTGTGTCGTCCACATATACATGTGCAGAATATCCCTTAAAGTTGCCATCATGCTGTGCTTTTGCATGCGCTTTCGCATTTGCACCCTTGGCATAGTTATCCGTGTTGTGAATTACGATATATGCCGGTTTCTGACCCGCATAGCTATTGTTGTTACTGATAAGGCTTGTGTTGATATTCATGGTATTACTCTCCTTTTCTGTTTTTGATGTCTTGATAGATAATATACCGTTCAGGATGTTGATGATTTTCTGTCCGTAGTTCTTTCCGGATGCCCAGCCCTGTCCTTTGGGATTTTCCTGGATGCCGAGATGCTCAACATACTCAGCGCAGCCTCTTGATACGTATGTATATCGCGGGTCAATACATTTCTGTTTCAGTCCGTCTGTACAAGCGTAAGCCTGCAGATGCTGGATCTGCGCCCTGATTCCTTCTTTCGCAGTTTTGAAGCTGCAGCCTTTCTTTCCTGTGACGTTCACACCTAATCCGCAGAAATTATTCTGATCAAGTGTTACTGCTGATCCCGAAAACGTGAAGTTTCCTGTTTCCAAACAGGACTGGGCAAAAGCAATGTCACCACGCACGCCCTCTTCCGTGCCTTCCGTGATATACAGAGGAATCATCTTTGTGACCGAATCGGACACCTGTGGATTTACTTTTTTGATGTAAACCTTCATCTGTTCAACGCTGGCCTGTGGGGTTCCCATGATCTTTATCATATTTTCCTCCTGTGAGGGTGATCACTCACCCTCTGAATTTTTATATTTTGTTCTTTCCCAGATCTCCTTGACTTTCTCCCAGCCTCCGGTTGCAACCAGATACACGATAAATGCTGCAATCACAGATGCTACAATGTAATACCAGGTTATTGCAGCTTTATAATATGTGCACAGAATCAGTAATGCTACCGGGCACAGAATCAGGGATGCTACAAGGACAACAATACTGGTCTGAATGTTCTTCAGACCTGGAAGATCTTTGATCACCTGCACGATTGCTGAAACGATAAATGCCAGGATTCCGATCAGGGCCAGGGCGTAAGTTACATACTGTGTGATAGTGTTAATATTCATAGTCATTCTCCCTTTCTTTTGATATGCAGTTCTTCAATTTCCTGTTTCATTTTTGTTACCATGCCATTTCCGCCAAGTCTGTGGTAAGCTTCGTACATTTCGCAGAAATTCTGATATGCGTATGACGGAATATCTCCCATCTTCGTATACTTTGAGTGATACTCAATCATCTGGACGCGAAGCAAGAGCATAGTTCCCTTACTGTTTGCGTCTCGATCTTTCTTCTGATTTTTCAGAAGCCAAACGATATAACCAAGCAAAATCGGCAATGCGATAAGATATGTTTGTGTGAGTATTTCTTTCAATTATTCACGCTTTCTCCGGTGTTGCGCCGGCGCAATTTTGTATAAAAATAAGAGCCTGTTACGGCTCGGCTCTGATCTTCATAAATAAATCTTTTCTATCCTTTCAATCAAACACTGTTATTCTTATCTTCGAAAACATCTTCCGCTCCTTCGAACTCCGGAAGGGTTTTGAGATATTCATATGCTTCCTTGATACTCAGATCGCTAAATTTCTCAGTTTCATAGGTGACAATTTTCTGATAAGGTTGCTGAATCTCTCCAGCAAGTTGTTTCTTCCTGATTTTTTCTGAAATCAGAGAAATCACGGAAATAGAGCAATGACTGTTTACAGTATTGGATACATACAGGATGCGATGATATTCAGTAGTTACACCATCGTCCTGGATTACTTTCTTTTTTAACGCCATTTTGATTCTCCTTTTTTAATCGAAGCTTATCTTTATACTGGCTGTAATAGCGCAAGTATCATTATTTACAATTTTTGAAATTTCATTGTCAGTAAAACCTTCATTACTACCCATTACTATTTTAGCTCTAACATTCAATCCGTTACGCCCTCCTATAACTGTAGCTGTATACGATGACGGTTTTATAGGTTTTGAAGCAGTCGAGCCATATATATATTTTCCATTTTGCCGAATCGTGAGCCCATTTATGCTTGATATCGAAACTGGGGTGGACATAATTGGTCGGGATAATGGAATAAGAAATATGACTTCCTGTTTATTTGATGTAACATATCCATTTACATAAAACTCCATATTTATTACGTCGTCAGCGCGGTAATATGGTCTTAACGTACCGCTAAACTTACCGCCGTTGGGACGATCCAGTGTATATTCGCCGAATTTAATAATAAAATCCCCTGGCGTTATTATTCCGTTTCTAACAAATGCATAGCCATCATCAACTGCGAACCAGGGATAATCCCCAATAGTATTTGTATTACTTCCAACCACAAGCGGGCAATCTGAATAAGTATATTGCATATTACTGCTTAATGGATATCCTATTCGTACTCGTTCGCCAAATTCAGCCTTATTTCCGATTTGAATTCCATTTTTAGTAGGTTTCATTAAAACTTTTCCAAACTTCAAGCTGCTCTCAATCTCTCCGGAGTTGATATGGAATACCTTTCCTGTGATCCAGGCAGTTGCGTCGGAATCTGGTTTTATGGCGGTGTCGCTGGTGCCTTTAAACTGGATGGAATCATTGGTGATCTTCAATTTATTTTTGGAATTGGAATGACCAAGTAAAATATTACCACTTTCGAGAGTGATATATTTCTGATAAGTTCCAACTTCGGCACCATCGACCATTGTGGCTGTTTTCCATTTAAACGCCCAATCGTTGTATGTTTTCACAAATTCGGAGCTTATGTCCACATCTTTTTTCAGACCAGAAGCTAATGTGTAAGCATCTTCTGCTGTAGTTCGATACGCCAGTGACTGCTCAACACCATTCGTTGGTTTTGCGTCTTGTTTTGTAAAATTTGGATTCCATCCACTGTAAATACCAGATATGGTGTAATTTCCACTCCAGTAGTTCCATGGAAGATATGTCCAGATTTCACACACGTTCGATGCGGTTGCTCGTACACTAACCAGAAGGTCTTTGGTGTTCTGTCGTGTAACGCTTGCTCCGAATGCCGCCGTCGTACTTGCTTTGTCCTGCCACCCATCTTTTATTATGATTTCGGCCTGGGAATTTTGATACTCTACCCCGTTGAACCCATCTCCAGTCTGTAAAGAAATAACAACAACTGAAGAATCACCAGCGGATGTGAGTGTCCCAAGTCGAACCCATTGCGCTTTACCATTTGCGCCACTAATGGAATAGCTCTTTGTGGCAATCTTGTTCAAAGCACTTACTGAAGAATTAGCATTATCTGCTGATTTCTGTGCCGTGTCGATTTTATTATCTACGTCTTCAGGCGCAGGCGTCCAGTCTGTCGGAACGGTTCCGAATTCTCCTTTTACATTTCGAATCTTGAATTTAATCGGAGATGTAGCGTCTGTAGTAACGATACCCCAGTTCGATGAAGCGTCAAATATATCATACAAAACATCTGTTCTAGGCGTGTACGAGAACCATACTCTTTGCCATTTATTGGCTACCAATGAATGGTCTGAAGCCTTACGCAAGGACGTATTATCATTGTCATTACCGGTTCCACTCGGCATTCCGTCGAAACCGTTATTTACATCAGCACTCCAAATACAGGCAACTTCAGGATTCACTTCCAGACTGATTATATATGTGTATCCTCGCGGAATATAGATTTTCTTCACGCCAGGGTCGAAATAAATTCCTCGCCCCCATGAATTGGAACCGATCGGAGCCACACACGTCCAGGTGTTTGATGCTTTATCATAAGAGAATGTTGATAATCCATTACAGTTTTTGATCATCCCTACCGGAATTAAGTTTCTTCCACCGATTTTTATATTACCAATCATACTCTCAGCATCTTCTGGAGCTGGTGTCCAATCTGTGGCAATATTACCTTCTTCAAGTTTCAGTCCATATATCAAAAAGGCCGTATCCGTATCGCATTCGAATCGACATGTGGATATCGTTGCATTTCCGCTATTGAAAGTTACTGAAACTCTTTTATAATCGGTAGTGCCTACTTGAGAGTTTAGTATACTACCTGTCTGTGGAGAAGCATTGTCATAGAAACGAAGGGTGCTTGTTTTTGTGGAATCTTCCCATTTTATGTAAGCAGACAACGTATAATACGTGTTGGGTTTAATAGTAACTCTTTGGCTAATATCCATAAACGACTTGTCTATTCGTTGGACCCCGAATCCATTTACTATAGTATATGGAAAGGAAGTCAGCCCTCGAACCCCGACATTATTATCGACCCAGAATGTATCATTTAGAGCATCATATTCTTTCGTTTTTTTCCAAAGATTTCTCCCGCCAACCTTCAGGTTATCAATTTTGCTTTTAGCAATGTTGGCCGTACCATTAGCAGTATTAGCTGTAGATAAAGCATTACTAGCGTTCGTATTCGCGGTAGATACTTTACTGTCCACATCCTCTGGAGCTGGTGTCCAGGTTGTGGCCTGCGTTCCTTCTTCGATTTTGAAGTCTCGAATGTACAGGATTTCGCCTACTTTGAAATCCAGATAGAACGTAAAGGAATAATACTCGGAATCTGTATATGTCCAAGTCTGTGTGAATTTCTGCCATGATGTAGTGAGTGAAATATGTTTATATCCATTACACTCATGTCCAACAGTTCCTGTTTTAGCAACACTGCATTTTGCCCAGAAAGACCAGGTATATGTTTTGCCTATCTTATCCGCAGTTTTCTGAAATACTGGATAATGTGGACCAGATCCTGCAGTAGTACATTTTGTCTCGATGTGATATTTGCTAAGAGCTTCCGAATCAGAAACTACAGTAAACGTGCCGAGATATCCTCCTGCGCCGTAAAATTTATCATCCAGTTTATGTGAATTAAGAACCAGGTTTCTTCCACCAACTGAAAGGTTATTTACTTTGCTTACTGCACTTACTGCGTTGGCGTTTGCGTTATTGATTGCGTTTGCCAAGACGGGATTTGTTGTGGTTGTGTTTCCATTGCTGAATGTGATGTGTGATCTTGTCCAGATATATTTTCCGGACTCCCAGTTGGGCTGAGTATCGGACCATGAACCACCGGCCTGAGCAGTATTTGATGTTGATTTATACCACTGATCTTTGATGGCGGTAACGCTCACACCCTGAGGACCAGTAGATCCAGGGTTTCCCTGTGGTCCTTGAGCACCTGTCTCTCCTTTAGGTCCAGTTGGTCCCTGAGGTCCGGTAGCTCCTTTGTCACCTTTGGGTCCCTGAGCGCCCGTGTTTCCATATACAGCCAGCAATAACACTGTCGTCTGATTCGTGTTATTCGTATAGTTGATTACTTCTTTCTGCCATAAATACTTATTCGTAGCGTCAAGAGTGGGCATCGTAGTCGATGTGATGTTTCCTGCACTAGGCGCTGTCTGAGATGTTGTCCTGGCATAATAATAAGTTATCGACTTGATACCGTTACCTGTAGCACCCTGAGCTCCGGTGTCACCAGTCGATCCTTTATCTCCTTTTTCACCCTTGATCAGCGACCAAGAATAGTCTGAGTAAGACGTGCTTTCAGTTCCTGTTGTTTTATTATACGCAAAACCAATATACTTCTTGCCGCTTGGATTATCGGACATACCAGAAGTAGGTGAATCAGCATATTTGACCCATGTATAATATGTTTTACCATCAGCGCCTTTCACTCCTTGGATGCCCTGTGGTCCCTGAGGTCCAGTAGCACCTTTCGGTCCCTGCGGTCCAGTTTCACCTTTGGGTCCGGCGGCACCTTGTGGACCACGAGCACCCTGAGCACCCTGAGCCCCGGTATTACCTGTTATACATACTCCGTTTTCAGAAGGCGTGAATTCAGTACGATCATCTCCGTAGGTTACGAAATTTCGTCTCCAAATATACTTGCCTTCTGTCCATGCGGGCTGGTTATTACTCCATGAACCACCAACTAATGATGTTGGAGATGTGGATAAATAAAACTGTTCGAGTGTTGATTTGATTGTGTTATCTACTGTGGCTGCTTCTTTTGAACCAATCCGGAAATTGCTGACATTGATGTCCAACATATCCGTCACTGGATTAAATTCCAACGATGAATTTTTGCCTTTAAGTTTAAATACACCATCAGCATACATCTGAATTGGCGATTCTTTCTTACTTGTAAGAGCCCCGTCGCCAAGCCCAAGACCGGTGGTGGAAATATAAACACCGCTTGTTGGATCATTAATAGCCAGCTTGCCACTATAGATGGCATTTTGACTCATATCAAACTGGGCAATCTTAGCCTGGAATGCAGACAGGTCAACGACATCTATAGAAGCGGCCTGGATCTTCTGACCATTCACTTCTGCCTCAGATACGCCATTTGCGATGTTGATTGCTTTGACAATAGAGTCCTGACCATCCGGACCGGTGATGATAAGGCGCTCTGTCTTAATCGTACCGGCTACAATAGAATCTGCATTGATAGACTTGATCTTCGCTGCTTCAATCGTCGCATCAGCAATCTTAGCGTTCGTTACAGCGCCTTCATGGATTGCTGCTGAGCCAATGGACCCGTCCTTTAGGACGCCTTTTTCAATCCAGGCGTTATTTACATTTGCGAGATCGATATTTGCTTTTTTAGCATTAATTTCCTCAGCATTTTCTTTAACTACATCCAGTTCCTTAATAGATGCATACGTGATTTTTGCAGTCTCCACATCCAGTTTGTTAATCATCGCTCTGTCAATCATTACCAACTGTGCGTAATACCGTTCCATTTCTTTTGTCTGTGGGCCTTTATAATCTACATTGGTTTCTTCTTCTGACAGGCCGACAGCTTCAACTGAATATGTAAGACCGCCATCGTATTCCCAATCCAGTTTCATGATAGGAACCTTATATGTGTTTCCAGACAGATCTGCTACGGTCAGGATATCCCAAGGATCCAGTCGGGGATCTCCCAGCATTTTCAAAGTACCCGGCATATAGGAGAAATTTTTGAAAGATGCCAGAATCTTGTTGAGTACTGTCTGTGTCATAAACGGATTTGACAGTGATATGCTCCTTGTTCCAGAACCTGCAGTTATCGAAATACTTGCTCCGTTCTTATCCTCTCCGGTGGCACACACCATTCTAGTCACATTAAAAGCATAATCGTTATGTTCAAAGTTTCCCCAGTACCGTCCCGGCTTCACTTTGTATCCGGAATCTGCATATGTATGCAGTTCAATCTGACCTTTGCGGTTGCACACGGCAAAGCTTCCATGAAGCTGTGCCACGTAGGAAAGAACTTCCCTGCAGCTATACCCTTTCGGGACTTTCATAGATATCGCCGTAAGCCCGGCCGTTGTGACCGAAACCCCTGTGATCTCTGCTATCTTTTTCAGCACACTCACAGTATCTGTGTTAGATCCGCTCATGGAAAACGTTCTTTCTGTCTTCATCATGCGGTCATATGCGGTGAACGTGATCTGATCATCCGCTTTTTGGGGCTTTCCTGCTGTAAAATATCCCATGGGGATATATTCTGTTTTTCCGTTCACGTCCATACCAATCTGAAGGAGCATTTCTGTTCCTTCAACTACCAGTCCTTTGCCAGGAATTGTCACTTCTATGTACTGTGACATGGTAGAACCCAGAGAAAAATCGTCGTCTCCTTCAGAACCTCCGGTGAATTTGATACTTCGTACGGTTGTGATGGATGTTTCTCCATAGGTAAGTAAACATTTAAATGTTCTGGAATCCTGCTGTACCAAGGTTCCAAATGCAGTTGTTGACTGATACACAGGACCGCCTCCTTACTCTGTCAGCATGAAATCAATGACATCCAGTTCTTCCATGGTCAGTGAATCATACTTTGGATCGTCATCGCATTTTTCAACTACATCAATTGATACCGTGTGGATTTTCACTGCAGTTTCAATCGATAAAAGTTCGCTCATATCCTTCTCAAACTCATCTTTGTTTTCGAACACATAGCAATTATCCTTGACAAGATATTCTCCCTTTTTGTCCTTTTTCGCATATCTGGCTATAAGTTCTTCTCTTTCTTCCATGTATGCAGTTGCTGCTTCCTGGACTGCTGCCATGTTCTTCTTGATCGCATATGCTAGACGGACCGGCAGGCGTTTCTGTCTCAGGTCTGTGCATGTGTTAAGGAATGTTACGATCTCACTATTCTTCATCTTCATGCTCCCTGTTCCTCCGTATCAGTATTTTTGGCATTATCTACTGTTCCCTGATCCTCCAGTTTCCACAGGAGCTCGTCAAATGCAGCCATGTCTTTTCTACATTCTGCTTTGTTTGCCTCATACATCTCCTGGTCCTGAATGGTCTTTGTGCAGTTGCTCTTTCCGGTTTCCGGAACCTGTGCAGACATGTATACCACACTTTTTCCATCGATGATGGAGCTGTAACTGAGATTCATTGATTTTGTACCTTTTAACATGTTTGTTTCCTCCTATTTCTGAATTAGTGTTGCTCCTACTCCCTTATATGTTTTTATGCCATTAACATAACTGTATACGGGATAAGATGGTGTATTTGAATAGAATTTTTTCGTTGTTCTTGTGTTTGTTCCAGGATCTGTAAATGTTACACTAAAAAAAGCAGGACTTATTGCCGCATCAATTTTTGCGACATCAGCCCTACTAAGCATCGTCCATGTACACTCAAGTGTATACTTGATAGCAATCACATCACCAATCATTTCTGCGTTTGCAGCACGCCCTGTATTATTTGACCACACTTTTTCTTTTTTAATGGTCAAGCCCCCGAGGGCCGGAGTCGGCATCGTAACTCCGTCAATAATGATATCATCTGTCACTTTACCGCCTCCTTATCCAAATACCGGATTTCCGGTCTGTTTCTGATAGTTGTTTCCTTCCTGGCGGATCACCTTAAACAATTTCTTTGCATCGCCTTCCAGATAGATGTGGAGTTCCTGTCCACGATCATTTCTGCCCTGCATGCTTTCAAAAGCATTCACAACCGCTTCAAATACACCTGCCCGGATTCCGGCAATGATCTGATTATTGTTTGCCACCGCAGAACGGTTTCCCATTCTTCCGACAAGCTCCGGTCCGGACTCTCTTGCCACGAACATTTCTCCCATACCAGGGAATCCGCCATTTGCGTACCAGCTCAGATTGAAACGTGGCAATGAAAATTTGAAGTTACCGATTTTTATAGATCCACCTTCCCAATCCCAGCCGATATGTGGCATAGGGATATGGATGCTTGAAAATCCATTTGCAAAAGTCTGAATAACATTCTGGCCAACTGTGTATAAGCTTGGAATTGCGTTTGCCACCTTGCCTGGTATATTACTTAATATTCCAGACAGAGAGCTCCAGTTATTATTCAGGCCGGTTCTCATTCCGCTTATGATATCCCTGCCTTTCGGCGTTACTTTGCTTTTGATATCTCCGATAGCGTTGAAAGATTGAGAACCGATTTTCTTTACTCTGCTCAGGAATGTTGATTCCCTTACAGCTTCCCAGCCATTTTTCAGACCGGTGATCGCATCATTTCCTTTCCCACGTAGCCATGTTTTGGCATTTCCAAGTTTCTCTTTTGTCTGCCCTGGGAGTTTAGCAATCCAAGACAGTACAGCTGGCAATCCTGCTTTCATACCATTGAACAGGCCAGATATAACATATCCGCCCTGCGTACGCATGACTGTTGATGGTGAATGGATTCCGAAAGCTTTTTTGAATCCGTTTATGAATGGTTTAAAAATGTGTGCCTTGATCCAGGTTCCTATATCTTTAAATGACTGCACAACACCATTTTTAAAGCCTTCCCAGGTGAATTTTCCAGCTTCTGTGAAATGCTTTATAATATACTTCCTTGCATCTGCAACTGCATTTTTAAAGATACCGCCAATAAATGCGGCAAAACCTCCAAATGCAGCTCCAATCGTTTCAAAAACTCTGTCAGCAATTCCGCTCCAGTCAATGTTTACCAGCAGATCTTTTGCTTTGTTATAGATGGTGTCCCCCATGGACCACCAATCCATGTGTTCAATCGCTGAGATTGCAAAATCAAAAAAGCCTTTTATCCCATCGGATAAGGTCTGTCCTATTTTTCCTGTATCAATGGTTTTGACCGTGTTGGTTACGAGATCAGCCAGCGCAGTGCCCAAGCCTCTCCAGTTAAAGTTATGAACTGTGGTATAAAGTGCTTCCAGTCGTGTGTTAAAGCACTCTCCAACTGTTTTTCCAACTACACTCCAATTGGTTGTCGCAATCGCTGTATTCAGTGTGCTTACCAGGCCAAATACGGTATCATGTACGGTTCCTTTGATCAGATTCCAGTCAAGGCCTTCAAGAGCACCATTGATTCCATCTCCGATAGCTTTCCCAAGACTGTTCCAGTGGAAATTCTTTGCAAAGGTATCTACAAATCCAAAGGCTGTGTTCAGTCCCTTAGAGAATGTATTACCAACTAATTTCCAATCCGCAGCTTCAATAAAGCCATTCAGAAAAGTGGCAATGCTTTTTGCAATCTTGTTACAGGTATTCTGGATTTTACCCCACGGAATACGTTCCAGTGCTTCGTTGAGCTTATTGCCGACCATGGCACCAAGTTCTGTAAAATCGCCGGACTTCCAAGAATCTTTAATCAGTTTTGCGAGATCTTTGAAACGGCTCTTGATGGCCGTTGTCTGGAACATATCATTAACACCACCAAGCGGTGCTGTATCCGTTCCGCTTCCTGTTCCTCCTGATCCGGAGCTGTCTGAATCATCGTTCAGCTTGTTGATCTGGTCGAATCCCAGAAGAGTGCGCTGATATTGTTTTGCCGCTTTTGATGCCGTATCCGCGTTCTTTGCATTATTCTTCAGACCCGTTGAGGTACTGTTAAGACTTGCAGCATAATCCTGATTGACTTTTTTGGCCGTGACCATGGTGGTTTTGCCTGTGAGGGCTCCCATCAGCTGGCCTATGGAATTTACCACGTTGATAACCGTCTGAATGAAACTGTTCAGAATTGGTGCTACAACATTCAGGATTGGTGCAAAGGCTGTGGCCAGTGAATTTTTGAGCTGTGTCAGAGAAGACATCAGCAGAGAAAGACTTCTGTTTGTTTCTCCACTGTACTGTGCAAGGTTCTGAAATCCCTGCTTTGCGCCATCTACAGCTCCACGGATCACAAAACTTGCAAACATAAATTTTGCAGTCATTCCGATCGTCTTCAGTATACCTGTCAAGCCTCGTCCGGATGTTCCCAGACCATTGAACGAAGATTTTGTCCGGTTCAGGAACGGGATGCCGGATGTAAACTTCTGGATCAGTGCAGCGTAAGCACCGGAACATTTCCGGATTACGCCAGTGAAAGAAGATGCAATGTTTCCAACGCCTCCCAGAAACTTTGTAAAACCTCCCCATCCCTTCGAAACAGTTGTTCCTATTCCTTTGACAAAGTTCAATGCCTGTTTCGGAAGAGATACCGGCCGCTTTACATCCGTGTTTGAGGATTCCATCTGTCTTGCTTTTGTTTTATACTCCTCTACAGCTATCTTTGCTTGATCAATATCATATGTAAGGCTTTTCCATTCCTGGCTTTCTTTTGATACGCCCAAAGCTTGGAGCTTATTTTCTTTTTCGTGATAAGCATCAAGTTCTTTATTTACTTTTAAAATATCGTTTTGTAATTTTTGATAATCTTCTGTTGGCACTGTCTGAGTTGATTTCCCTGATTTTTCTAACAATTCCAGCGTTTCTTCATACTCATACAACTGCGTACGAGCTTGGTCAATATCGTATATGAGACTTCTCCATTGCTTGCTTTCTTTTTTTACGCCCATCGCCTCAAGTTTTTCGCCTTTTTTCTCATACTTTTCTATTTCCTCATTCAAGGTTTTTACAGAATTTCTGATTTCACGATATTCGTTTGTAGGGGTTTGTTTAAAAGCAGTTCCTGACGTTTCCATTTTGGCTGCAGTATCTTTGTATTCACTGAGTTTTTTTTCAGCTCGAGTAATGTCAACTACAAGGCTTTTCCATTGCTGGTTCTCTTTAGATTTACCCGTGTTTTCAAATTTCCGCTGTTTTTCTTGTAACTTTTCCAATGATTGCTGCTCTTTTGATAAATTTTCCTGCAGTTCAGCGTATTCTTCCGTTGGAACTTTGATGCCTGCCTTGATCTGGAAATTCTTCACAGGATTCTTTCCGATCATCTCTCTGATCTTGTTCAGAGTATTTCTTACCGGCTGCAATGCTTTACTTTCCACTCCTCGAAACGGGTTTTTTATTTTTTCTGTTTCTTTTTGGATCTCATTAACGGTTTTCTTTACTTCCCGCTGACCTTCTTCCATTTCTTTCTTCAAAGGTTTTGTTGTAGCTTCAATTATCACCTGCATCTTATGAAGTGTGTCTCCCATGGTCTCACCTCCTCTCTTTTTCTCAACAAATTAATGATTATGTCTATAGTTCCATTCGGCGTTGTACGCCCTTCTTTTTTCCATGTACTCTTCCCACTGGCGGGCTTCCTCTGCTTCTTCGTATGCCTTCTGTTCTTTTTCAAACAATTCCGGATAATAATCCCAGGGATGAGCTATCTTGCCATCTTTGGCAAATAACGCTGAGATATCTACTGCTATGGCCTGGGCCTGGATGAAATTATCCATGATCCGCTGCTTTTCTTCTCTTAGCAGCCGCTTTCTTATATTTGCCAAAGTATCAAATATCTCATTTACAGAAAGGTTCCAGAATGTTTCCGCCAGGATCCCCATCTCAAGAGCTACCGGATACAGTTCTGAGAGCTGTTCTGACATCAGGCGTTCTCGATTTCCTCCAGAAGGGATGCCGCTGTTTTCTCCGGTAAAAAACCCGATACCACCATGAGCGGGATCAAAATCTTCTGATAGAGTTCCAGCTGACTGTTCCCTTCATCGATCCATGCGTCATACAGCTTCTGCACATCCTGATAATCAATCCCATGCTCCCACGGTGACATTGCTTCCTGGATGATCGTCAGCATCACGGAAAGCGGCGGAATATCATCGATCATATTCATGAGATTCTGTCTGTACTTATTTTCCAGGCGTCCGATTCCGGAAGCTTTCAGTTTCATCTTGAAGCTCCTGCCGCCTACATTCCAATAAGCAAAGGGCTGTCTCTTTTTCTTCTGTTCCTCCAGATTGACTACTTTTTCCTCCGGAGCCTGTGTCTCATTCTGGGCAGAAGCTCCGCCCAGATCCTGAATGCCTTCAAAATTCATCATCTTTTATTCCTCCTTACGCCGGATCTGTCTGTTTGATCTCAGACTGTACGGCCATGGTCACCTCAAACTCGATCACACCATTTACTCCACCGCCTGTACGTTTTACGGAAAACTGTGCAGTAAACTCGGTAACTGTTCCATCTTTTGTTTTTTCCTGGAAATCCCAGATTTCTTTTTTATCTGCTGCATCTCTCATAAGCCTGTACGGGCTTCCGGCTTTGCTGTTGTCGTACCTCCATTTGTACTTCATATCCGGAAGGTCTCCAATACCTTCCTCGTACATCTTGTGCGGATCTGTAAGGCAGGTATTTTCCTCCTTATCCAGTTCCACTCCGACTTCCGGGATCTCTTTCAGTCCTGGAAGATCTGTGTAAGCTGCAGAGTTTTCTCCAGCTGTGTGTTTTCTGTAACCTAATGTTGCTCCATTTGCTAACATCTCTATTCCTCCTTATCTCCAGTACACGCTGTCAGAATCCATATCAATGATCCCTTCGTAGCGCATCTGTTTATGTTTCATCCCTGACGGATCCGGCACATCTGCACATGCGATCCGTTTCAGGCCTGTCACTTTCATCGCTTCATCTACCTGCAGAGCTGCTTCTGAAGTGCTGTGATTGTTCCAGATATCGATCCGGTATCTTACAAGGGCTTTATCCTCTCTCATTCCTTCAGCCTCGGAGCTGGCTTCGTATACATCGTTCTGCTCTTCGGTATACTGGATCGTTGAACCCTCCGCCCAGGAACGAGGATAGGCATCTGAAACATTTTCGAACACCGTGCACAGTGCCGCGTACACCTGATCTTTTACATTCTTCATATATCCTCCAAATCTGACGCAAGGCTTCCGCCCAGCATCTTTAAGATCTGTTCTTCGTTATCCTTCATAGCCGGATACAGGAACGGATAGGCCGGATTTCCGCTGCATCTATAGAATCTTCCATCCGGCGTGTCTATATATGGCCAACGGTACTTTTCAGCCACTCTTCTGTCTATCTGGCTTTCATGGATCCACCATGGCTGTTGAGTATAGACCGGAGTTACTTCCGGAGAGATGCCGGCATGTTTCTCCTGGCCTTTCGGTCCTGTTCCTAACTCTATGTATGGAGCATAAGCTTTGTCTGTCCAGCAGATCCCTGTGACAGTGTTTTCTTCCTCTGCGGTTTCGGCAAAAATGCTCTGCCGGAGTTCTCCGGTATCTGCATGGCAATTCTCAACTGCTGCTGATCGTACAAACTGGATTGCTTCTCCAACTGCCTGCCGGGTGTCCAACTCGGACACCTCTTGCAAAACTTTCTCCACTTCATCAAATCCATTTACACTCATATCTTTTCCACCTCCATGGTAAGGAAACGATATAGTTTGATGGATATGATCCGATAGTCTGGAAGCTGATCTGCTGCCACATATAGACAAATCCCGTCCCGTTCCTCTATATCCGTTCCATCTTCCAGGATATAATGCAGCCGGCCTTTTTCATCCGTCTGGATCTTATAGCTTCCCTGTATCCGGATATTCCGGATATAATTCAGTCTCTGGCCGTACTGCTCAGCCTGTACTTTTCCGGATGCCGGCCAGCTTTCTCCGGTAACAGAAGAGGCAGCACCATATTCTTCACTGGTACTGCCTTCCTTGTCTTTCTTTACCGTCATTTTCTTATGGAAAAATTCCTCAAGCCTGTTTCTTCTCAGCCTCATAAGTCTTACCTCCCACTCTGGCCAGGCGATACCGGTTCAGTGTGTCATAGATCTGCTTCGGCGCATCATCAAAAGTGTAACTCTCTCCGCCCTCACTTCTGGACTTTTCCCCCTCCGTTCCCATCCGGTTCAAAGCGATCACGGCAAGATCCCTGACTGCTTTTTCAAGTCCAGTTTTTAATCGTGTCCGGTTTGTGTAAGACAGTACGAAAGCTTCTGCATCATCAAGAAGAATCTCTATGAGATCCTCATCTTTTTCTCCTGTCAAGGTCTGAACTCTTTCTATGTCTTTACTTTTCGCCACAGGATCATCCTTTCAAAATAGCAAGCAGATCTGCCTTGGCAAGGGAAGATACACCAGTCAGGCCTTTCTCCTTTGCAAGAGCTTTCAGTTCCTCGACTGTCATATCTTCAATATTCTTGCCGGCTTTCTCTTCTGGTACTGTATCTGGCTTTTTTTCTCCCATTGGCGTAAATCCATCGCTGATCAGCTTTTCTGCTGTTGTCCCATCAGCTTCTCTTTCCACATTTTTACGGATCAGTCTCATGCTTTCGCCTCCTGGATGCTCAGATAGATGGAATCCAGTTTATTATCCAGAATCCACATATCATGGAAACGGCGGTAATCCATCTGCCATGCGTTCAATTTCTGGTTTGTTGTCGGGTCGAAGATACGCATGATATCCTGTTTTGTGACAGCGATCGGCGTGGTTACAGGGCAGATGAAGAAGTTCAGGTTCTTTGCGGATGTTCCTTTTTCATATCCGCCTTTTTCCTGGCCACTATCTTTACCGTTATTGATCTTGATAGCTGTGTACATACGGTTGGAAGGCGTGGAAACCAGCGGTACACCATCTACAGAAGGAACCTGTGTCTGAATTCCGCCTTTAGAGAAAGTCACTGCAGTGATCTTGCCTGCAAGTTCCAGCTCCAGTTCCATAATAAAGTCCGGTGTTGCCTGGCAGATAAGCGCTCCGTTATAGTTTTCTCTTACCGCCTTGATTCCTTCTTTCAGCTTACGCAGGGCAGATGTTCCTGTTGCTCCTGGCACGTAAGATTCTCCGATCATTCCTGCCTTATCTGCAGTAAGTGTTTCTGTGGCCAGCTTGCTGATACGGTACGCATCGATCTCCGGAACTACCTGTGTCCTCTGGAACTCTCCCATAACTGCACCGGCAGTCGGGATAAAGTTTGCCTCATTGATATCCATCGGATCCAGCTGAAAGAGACGGCCACGGTCCTGTGTCATTTTTCTGGTCTCGTACTCCAGGGTAACGGAGCCGCGCTGGTATCCAGTCTCACGGTCATAGTCGCCCATTCCCTGAACGTTCATTTTCGGGATCTTTACTTCAGATCCACCGTTATAGATCACCTGACCGGCATTGGCATCCATCCAGCCAGTGGCTGCTTCCTGAATTGCAGTCTTATCAAGCTGTGTCATAAATAAGGTTGCTGTTGCTAAAGTATTGATTGCCATTGTTTATTCACTCTCCTTTAAAAAATACCCATCATCGCATTGTATACCTGCTTTTCAAGGGCTTCCTGTGTGTTTGTTCCTGGTGCTTTTTTCGGAGGCTTGCCGCCCTTCAGCTTCTCATCGACTGCTTTCTCAACTGCAGTCTGGAACGCTTTTTTGACGGTTTCCATGGATTTCTTGCAGGCATCTGCATCTGTATAATTCAGTACTTCTGCAAGCTCCACCGGAAGTCCTTCGTCTGACAGGTTGTTCTTTGCTTCTGCCATGAGCTCACTTCTGGTTACTGCTGCCTCCCTGTCGGAAAGTTCCTTTTCT